CCTAGGGTGTACATGTACTCAAGCCGGTAACGAGGAGACGTATTCCTTTCGGAATACATCGCCTCGCTCACTGCCATATCTACCCCATGCAGGTACTCGTCCCATTTAGAATACATTTCTGTATTCCTCGTGGGACCAGCCCCGTTTAGGAGATAGATAAAAGCAGCGAAGTCGCCAGGGAGTTCATCCCTGAAGACTAAAGGAAGAGCACGGTACGATCTGAATCGATAACCACTCCAGCTTCGGTCTTTCGGCCGAATCCGACTGTGGTCTCCCAGGAGATGCCCGTCACCCAGCCCGTCAGGGCCGAAGTGGCGGAACTTCCTAGGGATATAATCGATCAGCACTGACGCCAACTCGTTTTCGCCTCTTCTATAGAAGAAGTTATGTAATCGGTACAGCTCTCTTATGGAGAGCAGTCCTTTTACATATACGGGTCGGATGTCAGAACCCTCGAAGTAATCTCCTCCACAAGATTCCCGGAAGGGACCGTCAATGAACGACTTCTCGGAATTAACCTTGAAGCCGCACATCGATAGGTGTGTAACCACGTCTTGTGCATATTCGGTTGGTACGATGATATCGTCGCCATAGACGCTAACTGTGCCTGTAGAACAGACGCAACGCGCTACCGCGAAGAAAATCAACGATTCCAATTCGAACGTGAAACCGTTACCCATGGACGAAAACTTCTGCAAGACGACCTTTCGATCGTCATGCAGTATCGTCGGAGTCCGAAGGTCCTCTAAGAGGGCCCACCATGGGTACGGCAGGAGATCTGCCACTAGCTCACGGGAGATAGTGTCAGACGCAGACGCAAGATCCAAGGTAGCGTAGGACCCATCCTGGGACCCTACTCTAGCTAGATATTGGTTGCGGGACTGGTCCCGCAGGTCGACACCGTTCACACGGAGACGATCCCTGATCCAACGACCGACACCTTTCTGAAGAAAGGTGTTGATTATCGGTTCAACCATTATACAACGATCTGTTGTCGCGTTCTTCGGAACCGTGGCCAGCTTCCCGTAATCTGTGATAACCGCCCTATCAAGGGAGGTCCACAACGGGAACGTTGCCTGCAAGTATGGAACATACTTGTAAGCACCAGCGGTTACAGTTGGGTCGGCGGAGATTTTCCGCCGGACGCTCGTTTTACGCGAGATCCCGACGTTAGCCCCTGGCCCAAAGCCGAAGGAGAGTTCGTCGAGAGACGGCACGTCGCCTAAGATCTGAGAAATTTTCCGTTGGACCCTGTATAGGAATCCAGCGTCGAGGCCCTCAGGCTTCGATCTCAGTCTAAAGCGACGATTCGTTTCTCGGCAAACTTCCTCTGACTCAAAGAACTTGGTGACGGCCACCTCTCGGGTGTCTATTCCGAGGGGTATGGAAGCGTTTTTCGAGAAAAACGCGTGGATCTGCCGCTGGCACCTGAAGTTATCTACATGATACCGGGTATCGGAATACCTAATATCAGGGAGATCGCTACAGTTGCCA